GGGTTTGTTAATGATATTGTGAAATTAGCTAATTGTTCATCCCTATAACCTTGGGTGTATAAATGGACCAAAGCAATTTTAGTTAATTCAGACACCATAATTCTTTGTATACGTTCAATTGTACGTGCGAATCTAATATCTTGAGCTGCTAAAGTAGCTTTACCATCAGTATTTTCATCATAACCCATAAATGCCTTAGGTACTTTAAGAGCTGCAAATAATTTATCTCTTAAATACTCAACATCTTGAATTCCATCCCACTGCATACCATTAGCAGTGTCTATTTTTGTTGACTGATCATTTCCTCTAACTGGTATGTAGTAATCTTCTAAAAGATTCTGCATGTTATATTTTAGGTTATACTCACCTGTATTATGATCAATGTAAGGGGTACGTTTAAGTTTACTTAATGTTTTTTCCATAAAAGCATCTACCTCATTTGGAGGTATTGAACCTACATTCATATAGAAAATACGTTTTTCAGGTGCTCTAACAATTCTATGGATTAACATTGCGTCTTCCATTAATGTGTACTGTTTAAACAGTTTACGTGCAGGTTCAATGTAACTTCTACCATAAGGTAGAAAATTCATATCTGATATTAAACGGAAGTGAGCCATTTCATAATTGTCAAATATAATACTTCTACCATTCGATTCTTGGTTTGGAACACTAGTATAACCATAATCTGAAGCATCAACTCCATCTGGTTGGAATCTATATTTTACTTCTGTTGGGTTGTCTTTTGTACCACCTTCTAACCTTTCAATGTGGAATGCCGTGTAAGGGATAACATTATATACACCAAACTTTTCAGCAATTTCTAATTTAAGGAAGAAATCACCATACTTACACATATTACGAATCCAAGGCCAAAGATTAAATTCTATATTTAATACATCATAGAATAAGTTGTATAGGATTTTTTGTATATCTTCATCAGAAGAACGAATAGATAATACTTCACCCATATCATTCTTAAGTGTAGACTCATCAGCTACAATGTCAAGTGCAGAAGCTATAATTGCATCTGTATCCATGGCATCATAATCAGAATACAATGAAGGTCTTAAATATTGATAATTAAAATTAGTTTGCTGACCATATAGAGATGTGGAGGAATTAGTATAGATTTTATTAAACCTATCCACTAGAGAATTGGTTTCTAGTTCTCCGGATTGTTGTATTTGGTTTACATCGAATACTTTAAGTTGATTTCCGCCAACATTACGTATAACCACATCAGTGGAGAATAATCTTTGTAGTCTTGAAAATAAGCCTTTATCTGCCATTTTTTTTAATTTTTATTATTTTATAAAAGCCATTTAATGCTTTCGTTCTTACCCCCAATTTCTTGGGTGTAGGGGTTATCTACTGAATTTGATGAGTAACCACCACTGTAACTAACAGTACTTGATTTTACACTACCTAATGTTGCACGAGCCATATCTATACTCTGTTGTTGAAATTTTAGTGATGTATCTCGCAGGAACATACCAACCCCAAATGGCATAACCAAGTCATCATTGTAGCCACTTTGAGCTTCTGGTCTTCCATTTTTCCAAATGAAGACTTTCATTTCCTCTAGTAGTCGTTTTGAGCGGATTGTTACGGATTTATCACCAACAAATTCTCTAAATTTATTTATACATAGAGGTCTTGTTCTTTTTGACATTGTGAATCCTGGTACCATTTCACTATTACCCTCATATACTTTAAGGTAAGAGTGTGCCGTTAGTTGGTCTGATTTGGGGGAGTGGTATAAATTTCTATATCCTCTTTCTTGGATTGCATCTAGTGTTGCCCAACCAATGGTAGCATTTTCTACTACTAACATTGCGTTGTTATATTCTGTGGCTAAACCTGTTAGGAAATAACCAAACTCTTTAGGTGGTAATTGACCTTTATACTCTGCTACTTGAGTGTTAGATGTAATATCAAGCACATGGCAACCCGAGTAATCCTTACCATCACCTCGAGCAACATCTGCTACAACCATATACTCTCTTGAGTAGTCAGTAGATTCCCAGACCCATAAATTTTGATCTGCTCCCCTTTTTTCTAGGGGATCTTGAATAGTTGTTGATTTTATAAATTCTATCCACTCAGAGTGGAATACTGTGTCTCCTGATGTGCTGAAATCGCAATCACATTCTTGGGATGCTAGTCTAGGATCACCTAATAGTTCATCTTGTCTTTTTCTCCAAGCTTCATCCCTTTCAGGGTGAACCCACCATGGGAGTTTAATGGGTACAAAGTCATTTTCATTGTTTTCTGCTGAAACCCATGTTTTATGGAACCAATTTCCAGTACCATAAGGTGTACTTAATACTATAGCACCTCCACCAGTTGCTAAGGTTTGTTGTGCTGAAGCCCAAGTTTCTGCAATATTATCAATAAAAGCAGCTTCATCTATTATTAGGAGAGAAACGGCTTCTGATCTGGCAGCGTCAGCGTTTGAAGATTTGGCTGCTACTTTAGATCCATTAGATAATCTTAAGGATAATTTATTATTTTCAACCGAATCTACTTTAAGCCATGAAGGTAAATTTTCCCACATGAATTGGACTTTTGTTACTAAATTTCGGGCTGTTGCTTGTGTAGTTGCTAGGGCTAATATGTTTTTGTCTTTACTGAAAGTCATTAACCATAAGGAATAACCAGCAGCTAGAGTAGATATACCTAATTGTCGTGATTTTAATATGGCACTGTAATCATTATTTTGAAATAAATTTAGTACTTTTTCTTGAAATGGGTATAGATTGAATAATACTCTACCTCTTTGTGGGTGTTGAATATGGCAATATTTTTTCATAAAATGTACTGGGTCTTTAGCACATTTGAGATATTCCTTTCTTATTATATGTTTTAAATCGCTGCTCATTTTCCTATTTTCCAGTATAACTTAAATCCTAATACAGGTTTAAAATTTTGGTTAATTCCTAATCCTAAACCATATATGTGGTATTTTTTATTTTTAAAAAGTACTTCACCACCTAAGTGTGAAATTTGATTTTTTCTCCCATATACACCTAAACCCCAATAAAATTCATTTTTATTAGTATAAATTGTGTTTGTTATTGTTGAAGTTGGAATTAATATGTTAGTTTTAATATCTCGTGATAAAATTGAGTTAAGCGATATTGTATCGTTAATAACAGCATAGCCTAATGTATCTATATGTAATGTATCTGTATAGAAATATTTAGTATAATAATCTTTTAAAATTGCTAATGTATCAATGTCAGAAGGTATAGTATCTACTTTAGTTATATACTTAGTTTTCCACTTAGGAATATAACTAATCTTTTCACTAATAACAGTATCATATCTTACTATAGTATTAGTTATTATAGTAGGTTCTATGGGGTGTGATTTTTTACCCCCACAATTACGATTAAGTAGTATGATTGCTACTAAAACTACAATAAGTAGAGTTTGAAGATTTTTAAAGAAGTCCTTCAAGTTCTTTTTTTATTTTTGAAAGTGATTTTAGACGATCTTTTAATTTTTCCTTTTCAGGACCATCTTCCATTTTTTTCCACTTATTTACTACTCTTTTCATCTCACTAGCAGTTTCTCCTAATTTATTAGCTATGGTTGTAACAGAATCACCTTTCTTAGCTCCTTTGGATGCTTTTTTATCCATTTCGTCGTCATCCATTTCTTCAACTTCATTTATCCCATCAAAATCTCTTTGTTTTAAAGCAGCCATAATAGCATAAACAGCATCTTGTTCTGTATAGTCATATTGTTTAGCCATTGATTTAATAAAACGATCTAATGATTTTACTACTTCAGGATTTAAAGATTCAGTGGTTAGTTCTTTAGTTTTTTCTAATTCCTTATTTAACTCAGCTTGAGCAGATGTTTTACCTTTTATGTCTTCTGCACTTTCTTCTGAAAGTATGGATTTAATTTCAGTTTGAATTTGGTAATATAATGGAGATTTTTTCATTGTGGTGAATTTTTTATTATAAATATCAAGAGAAGATGGCTTGTTTAACTAATTTTATACGTTCTTCGGTTGAACCCTCAATTTTAGTTAAATTTTTAATCTTACTATTGTATTTAAGAGTTAAAAGTTGTATAGAGCTGTCTATCTTAGTTCTATAATCTACATCAGTTTCCCTAACCCCATTATCCTCCATCTCAACACCCTTAGGTGAAACATAGAAAATATGGTCGTATTCACTTAACATATGAGATGCAAATTGACAAAAATCATCCGCCTCTACATAATTCATTGAGTCTGAGTTATTAGCAAAAGCCATTACATCAATAATAGTTCTGTCTGTTATAATGTTATCTTGTATTAACTCACTAGCTCTTTCTGCAAGAAATACTGCTTGACCTTTTACAGTACTATCTGTATTTAAGGGAATACCCATTTGCATAAGATGTTTAGAACGCTCTGTTCTAAATTTATAATATTTAAATTCAGGCAATTCAGCTAAAGCATTAACCAAAGTTGTTTTACCTACTGACATTGTGCCACAAAAACCTATTTTCATTTTTTTATTTTTTTAATGTTATTGTTTGTGATAAGGTACACCTTCTCTATTATTTAATGTTTCCTTATAAGTTTCTAAATCATACTCAATACCATAAATATAATATTTTTTCTTTAGTGGGCTTTTTTCACCTTTAATAGGTTTAATTGCAGGACCATCCCAACTATGATGCTTCCAATTTTCTTCACCTTGTATTTTTATTAAAAAATGGTGGGCTCCTTGATTTTTAATTTTTTTATATTGGTATAACTTTTCTGACATTTCGTTTATTTTTTAAAAATTTATAATATCTCCTGTTTCATAATTATTTACTGGAGTAGGTTTTAGTAATTGTTCTGCTACTAATGTACCTTGTGCTCCTGACACTGTTATTCCTCTTGCACTTAATGCATCACCTACAAAGTGAACATTAGGGTATTTTGTTAGACTTAAATCCTCATAATTTACTAATGGTTCAGGTGATAGATACTTTACTTCAGGCACATAAATCCCCCAATCATCTTCTAATGTTGGAAATACTTTTTTCATGTCACTGATAAAATCTGTGATATATTCAAAATATCCCCCAAATGCTTCAGATACTACCTGTAATCCCATCCAATCTATTTGATGAGCACTTACATCTACACCTTCAGAGGTTGTTGATGGTTTACGAGAAGGACTGTAATATAATCCTGTTCCATGAGCATTTACTTTAGATACTAATTCTCTTGACCAATCAAATGGTTTATCTATACCTTGTACTTCCATTAATATACCAAAATTGGTCATATCATTTCGGAATGCTTCATCTTTTTTAGCATGTCCATTGTATGAATGATCACCATATGTTTCTTCTACGGCAACATACGCCGCATTGTTGTTAGTGCAGAATGAACGAAGTGATACTCCTTTATCCTCATACTTACGATACAATTTGAAATCATAGCTTACATCAATTAATTTTTGGAAGTGTTTTTGTGGTGCTTCAAATCGAACCCCAATCTGTACTGGTTTAGGTTCAGTTGGTAAATCATATTTTTCAGCTAATTGTTTCCCAAAATCAATACCTGATTTACCTACACCAAAAATAAGTTCATCATAT